GGTTCCTTCGTTATCTATCAGAATTGGTTCATCCACAGGGCCCCAATTGAACTCTCCGACAAACGCACCGATTGAAGTTTGTGTAGCAGGTACAACACCTGATAGGTCGACTTCTCGGATTGTAATGGCAGGAGACAATGAAGTGTTAAGTGCCATGATTGTTATTCCTTTCTCTATTAGCTAATAATAAGGGTTTTCATAATACGGATCGTAATCTCAATGAATTATTTATAAAAAACAATAGTTGACGCTAGAAACCATTGTAATTGTCACTAATCAACCAATTCTCGCGATCTTCTCTGTTCTTTCTTTCCCACTCTAGTTCTTCAATGTATTCGTCACCGTTATCAATAAAACCAAACGGTACAATGTCTTGTTCTATCTGCCTAACCTTTTCTTGAAATAGAATTTGTTTGAGGTTGACATCAGTCATATCGGAGAAGAACTGAGTGCTAGCAAAGTATCCAAACATGACAAGATTCATCATCAGGTCATCGTGATTACCATCTGACGCTTCGTATGACTGTCGCTTTGCTTCGAATGTTGATATTTCTTTAATAGTTTCTTCGTCGTATATCTCTAGTTGTCTTTCTTCTAGAATATCCTTGATCGCTGAACATCCAAGACGTTTCGTCTTGCGGTTCATATCAATACCAATAGCATCGGACTTTATAGCAGAGGTTACATGGACGTTTTCGTATTCAAGGTCAAGATATAATCCATTACAAACAACCGTACCTTGATCGTTGTTTTCTATTACAACGTATGCCTCATTGTAGACAGTTGCATACTTATATATAACATTAGGGAAGAGTATTGGAGAAATAGTATTGTTCCGGTACACCGCCACTTGTTTAAAAGGGCGTGTCGAAATATCAATTATGTTGAACGTAGAATAGTCCTGACCTCTTCCCTTCGAGACATCAACGGTCATGATGTACTCGTGCTCTGCGCAGGGCTCGGAATATACTAAGAAAAGACCATGATCCATGTAACGCAGGGGCGGTGCTGTTCTAAAAGACATCAGCGTTTCTGCGTTAATTAATGTATTGCCTGTTCCGAAAAATTGATTCCCATATTCTTGGTCGAACTGTAATTGTGAAGTGTTTGCAATCGTTTCGTTCTTCCAGACCTCGTCTCTTCCCGGCACATCCCACCAATCGACTCGTGTAGATGCGTAACTGTTAGTCCCTTGGACTGATCCTTCCCATAGTTTATGGAACGTGTTACCTATACCATTTGCTGTCGAAGTGATAATAACCTTAGTAGTTTTACCAGAGGTGATTACAGGATAGGTTGATGTGTAGAATGTATCTGCCTTTTCGACAAAAGCAAACTCATCAAGATACAATAAGTTAACAGACATAGAACGTATAGATGAACCAGACGTCGCGCGCGCGACCATAGTAGAGTTATTAGAGAAATCTATGTTACCTTTATTGAGTGCTTTACATCCTGGTTGAAGAAAGAACGGTAAGTTTTCCAGCATTAACGTAATGCGTTCTAACATCTCACGAGCGTTCATTCCTTTATTCGCCAGAATTGCCACTGTTTTTTCTGAATGAAACAGAGCATACCATAAAAGATATGCGCAACAACCGATGCTTTTTCCTGATTGACGACATGCGAGGACAATGTTGAAACGCTCGTTAGTGAAGTTTTCAAACATCTCCTCCTGATATGGATAGAGATTGAAAGGAACAAGACCATGGTCTAGGTGGATTACTTGGCAATAATTTTTAGCGAAGTACTTTGGATCTAAGCGGCACTTGTTGTACTCCTTAATCTTCTCCTCTGTCCATGCTTCCTGGACACCATTCTTTTTAACATTACCATTTCCGAGATAACCGTTGACTGGAGTCTTAGTGTCATCCAGAATATCAGGTTTCGTCATTCGGAGTCACATCTATTACCTTTTCATCATTGTCCTGTAACATTCGCTGAAGTTCTTCTGTCGTTCCTACAAACAAGTTGTTAACTGTCTGACCAGGAACTGGTTGCGTTGGAACTGGCAGAGTTGATTGCTTGATGTCCTTCTCTTTCTTGTTCAAGTCCATCAACTTATCAGTGATGTCGGCAATGTTTTTCATCATACCAGACAGAACCTCGTATGCGCGCGGGTGTTCACTCTCTCGTGCCACTTCCATCATCATGTCCATGGCAGATTGACCTTTGTCCATCAGGTCTAGATAAGTGGATCTTGATGTGTCATAGTCTGTGTCAATATTCTTATTTTCTTTCTCACTCATAATCCATCCTTTATGGTACGCTATCTAACGCTCCGTAAATATCTGTGTTGAAACCAAAGTCGCTATCCGGATTAACACCGTTTGGTGTTGGTGTTACCTGTAATGTTTCTAGTAAAGTATCGCTGTCCAACAATCCGGCGTCTTGTTGATACACTTGTCCTTCAACCTGACGAATAATTGGTCCTGTATACACTGGACCATAGAACGAAATTTTCATATCAAACGACAATGTATATATGATGGTTCTTCGTTGCTCTAATGGACCTTCATAGTCGTCCTGAAAGGACACACTGTTGAGCGTGATCGGCACATCGTCTTTAATGTCGGTGTAATCTGCCAGCGGTACTGCCGTCACTGTGTAGTGTGGATTGAAATAAGGCAGGATCTGCTCTACGACCTGGAGCGCATCATCCTGAGTTTTGGCATACACGTTCAGTTCAAACTGGACACTGTACGGCACCGATGTATACAATTTCGATCTGTTGTCCGCGCCAGTACCCACTACTCGTCTGTTAGTCTTAGGCAATTGTCGTAGTCCATCGTATTCGAAGGAGATAATCTCAAATGACATCCTTGGTAGTTTGACTGCCAACTGTCTTTCGTTATCTTCACCCACTGCCATCTGTGCTATACGATCAATGAAGTTTCTCTTCGGCGCATAACTCAGCGGTACCTTTACTTGACTCAGAGAAGCAGTATTCGATGTTGGTCTAACAACATTGATATTATTAAACAAACTTCCAAAAACAGCAACCGCTCGACGGATGCGTTGATGATAAAAATGCTGGTTCATCATTATCGGGGATCTCCGAACGGATTACTTTCTGTAAAATCAATAAAATCGCCAGCGAACCCAGCAATTGTATCGAACGTATCGTTCTGTGCGCCTAGTTGTATGTTCTGCAGTTCTTCTACCAATGTTGGTGTACCAGTAGATCCTGTTGTTCCACCTGTTACCGTTACGCCAGTAGCAAACTGGTGATAATCTCCATCGCTTGTGCTTACATGCGCGAGGTATAGTTTATCGTCAGAGTCGTTCCAGTTCACAACCTGTCCCGTAATACTATAGTCTAAGTTTGTCTGTGTAACAATCTCTCCGACATCGAAATCAGTCTGGGCAGAGTCTAGCGATAACACATACTGGAATGCTGCGAAGTTCTCCACATCGTCAATCTCAGTGATACCAGTATCGAAATCTTCGTCGTTGTACTCGAACAGTTCGCACATCATCCTAAACGTTGGAAGATTCTTCAACTGATAGAATGGCGTTTCGTCCTCGACCTTCATGATCTGGAACATAGACTTTGACATCGGAAGATAAATTATATCGCCTTCCCGTGGTCTATAGAATGCCTTGTTCTGAGTTTCTTCGAACGCAGCAACAGTATTCAACCACCTTCTACGCGCCATAATGAATGTGGCAGCATCTCGAATCTCTACACCAAACTTAGTGAACAGATCACGGTCGCCTTCGAACGCGTCAATATTCTCAATGAACATTTCTATCTTGTATGCATTCTGAAACATAGAAGAGTTGTCATCTAGAAATATAGGATCAGTATTAACCAACTCACGCGGGATGTAGTAAACATCCGTCCCGTAAAATTGTATGGACTCTATGATCAGATCTTCGAGAAGATTCTGTTCGCCTGTCGATCCTCTACTGTGGTATTTATTTACTGCCACGTATTTTCTCCCATCTATTCCTTCGGAAAGATAAGTTTCCTTGCGTCAATATACACGCCCTTCAGTCTGGCTAACACCTTACCCCAAGTGCTATCTGGTATTGGTTCTTCAGTTCCTTTGATCACTGCGTTCTCCTGTAAAAATTGCTCAAGTGTTACGTTAAAATCTTTAGCTATCCACCAGCAATAACTTTCAATCTGATCAGTGATATTGCCGTCACTGAAAGTCCCCACCAGATGGTCATCATCCCAGAAAGGTCCAAGTTTATCTAAGACAACCCAACCCTCTGCGGTCCAGTAGATCAGCGCAAGATATGGAATGCCTACTTCGGGCGCATCTATCGTATGGGTTCTCCAAAACCCGATCCTGAAGCGAAACCCTTCTGCCGAGAATTCATAACTCGGAGACTCGTTGAACGTGTTCATTTTATTCAGTTCATTTAATCCATACTGAGCCGGTGTTTTTTGATGTGGCATTATTTCTTCTGGCATTATTTTTCTCTCGTTAAAGTGTAATAAATGCATCGGCGCATTTCTTGTAGTTTCATGATTCTCATCCTACGAAGAAATCCACGGGCATTTCTTGTTCTGTCCGAATAGATTCTTTCAGTGCTTCTATTTCAGTCTGAGCATCGTCGTACATTTGTCGTCCGTTCACAGTCACACCACCCGGAAGTAACATACCATCAAATTTCATCATGTTAAGTCCCCACTGTTCTTTGATCAGTGCGGTAGTATAGTCTTTGATCCACATGTCATTGTAGACGCTTGTATTTGATTCTGGATCAACAATCTGGTATACTTCTATTACTAAATAGTCACCAACAGATATATCTCCATCATTAAGGTCGCCGAAGATATACAATTTGTTTTGTCTTCGCGAAAATCGTACTTGAGGACTTCCGTTCAACTGCATATCGATCATACTCAGATATTGTTCCATCTGATAAAGATATGACATGTCACCATAAAAATTACCAAGTTCGCCCACGTTGTTAAGAAAGAACTGATATTGAATATCAAACATACCCGTTCCTGATCCATAAGAATTCTTAACAGGAAACATGTGGGACACATAGATGATACTGGCAGGCAAAGGAATATAACCATTCGTCATATCAGAATCTGTCACTACATGTTTGAAGTAGGATCTTAGTGTCGCGTCACTATGGTATTCTTGGTATCTCTGTAGCGCATCATCGACCTTATCTTCGACCTGATCTATATCGACATTAACTTCCAGCACAGGTTCGCCAAGTCTTCTAAAGCAATAATCTATTAATTCTTGCCTTGAACTAATGACTGCCATGTGTTTCTCCTATTCGTATCCATCTATTTATAACTATCCTCGATCTAATCATTCCAAGCACCAACAGTTCCCCACTTAGCGATAAGATATTTTCGAATGGCCTCTTCTTCCTGTGCTGTCACAGATCGATCAAACAATATCATCTCGCCTATCTTAATATCCGCATAGTAAAGACCGCCAGGATAACCCGCGATGGTAAACCCTTTCCATGAACTCAGACCCCCGCCAGTTAACTGGTCACCTTCTACGGTTTGCCAAATGGTATCGGTACCTGAGCTGTTAACGACTTTATGCTGTACACAATGAATATCACCATCAGGCGATAGAGTACCTGCACCGTGTGATGTACCACCATTCCAACCATGTTGTGTCCCCGTCACCTGATCATAATAGTAGACATTTCGAAGGGATGCGGTAGTTGACTCACCATCATAAATAAATCTATAACCCGTTGGAACCGTTTGCCACTGATAAACCATGAAAAAGGTGGCGGTATTATAGGTGGGCGCACCAGATGTTCTAAGACATCCTCCTGTACCACCAGTATCCCAACATGCTATACCATTTAATGTATTAGATATGGAGAAATTAGCAGAAGATCCGACCACAGTATCAACGTCAAGAGTAGACCCAGTGGTTCCCGAGTTTGTCCATGAAGCCGCGGACGCAAGACCATCTGCATGCCACCAACCCTCTGCGTCAGTCGAAACCACCGAAGGTATACCACCACCACCTTTGAATGTTGCTGCCATTGCTTTTCTAGATAAAAATGCCATAATTATGCCGGGTTCATACAAGAACCGTATACAGTTCCGTTCATTTGAAACAAAACAACACCTGTGTATCCTGTT